CGGTGATGTTCTGCAAAAAAATCTGATGCCCGTTTACCGCATTCCCAACAGACCACGCTCTGAGGTCATACGTGCCCGCCGCCAAGGTGAACTGATTGCTCGCCAGCGTGCAGACCCCTAAAGTGTCCTCAACCTCGGTTGTGATCGGGAGCGTGCGTTTCGCCCCCGCCGTGTACGACCCTCCGTTAGTCCCTGACGCATAAGACCCTTGAAGCAGGATATAGCCTTGATTCAGGGTGGTTTCAACGATGCCTACCGCCGTGCCGTTGTGCACCTGAATGGATTTGGTTGTGCTGTCCCAGCCTAGCTCTGCTTCACCGTCTGGTGTGCCTGTCAGGGTAGGAATACACGCAGCTAAAGTCGTTGTACCAGCTAAAGTAGTTGTGCCTGAGAATGTGCTTGCAGCAGTAAAGGTGTTAGCAGCAGTAAAGGTGTTAGCTGCACCTCTCTTTGCAGGGGTGTCAGTCTCTATGGCGGCGATTCGTGTATCTTGGCTATTAGCAGCAGAGACTAGCTGGTTAAATTCATTATTGAGATGAGACGCAATAATCGTCTTCCCTGTTGCTATGTCTGATGCATGTAATCTTGATAATGGCATTTACAATGTCTCTCCTAGTTATAATTCCTGCTCTGTCCACCTAACTCTACTACCCCTGTGAAGCCAAAGAAGACACACGGTACTGAGGTAGTGCCTTTAAAGATAAGCTGTAGCCTCTGTCCATTGCCTCTTACAGGTATTTTGTGTTTATAAAAGTTTATAGTTGGGTCAGTGTATTCAGCAGTGTCATAGACAGCAGTATCATAAGCAGCAGCAGCAGATACAGTTAAGGTAGGTAAAGTTGTCCAGGATTTAATCCCTTTGTCGAACTGCCACTGTTCTTTAGTCTCTACTACCCCTGAAACAGCTGTATCTAAAAAGAGGTACAAGTCTCTTAACCGTTTGTTCTTAGCTAAGTCTTTAAAATCAAAGTAGTCATACTTATATTCATACTCAAAGTTAGTACCATCATAGGTATTAGATAAAAACCATTCCTGTACCTTGCCATCTGAACCACCTGTATATAAGCTGTTGTTGTACTTAATAGGCACAAGGGCATTAAAGTCTTTACGTTGTGTCCATATAGGCTGTTCTTGGTCGTAACGTAGCACAAAGATGGTATCTGGTACAGTAGAAGATCCAGTGGGGATAGCGAACCACACTTCCTTACGCCAAGGTAGATGTTGCGCCCATGAGGCACTGGCTGATGCTATATTTATCTGTGCAAAGGAGGCTTTAATCTTGGTAGAGCCATCCATAGTAGGCTGAATCGTACCGCTCTCTGCATTGTTACCAATAGTGTAGATACCCCCTGTACTGATGAAGTAGACATCTTTGCCAACTTGCACTGCTGCGTTAGGGCCAACACAGGTGTAGTCATTGTTAATCTTTGTGACATTCATGTTATCAGGGGTTGTACCTGTTAGAAGCCACACAGAGTTAGTTTTAAAGATGAGTAAGTTCTCTGCACCGACATCCGTGTTGTAGATAGGGACAAGGGCTTCAATGGCACTACCATCCCCTGTACCACACTCAAAGATTACACCTCTGGTTGTAGATGTGCCCGTGAATGTAAATCCTGCCGGGTTTAGTGTTTCAGAGATGACTATGTGGGATGGGTACTTAGTAGTCCCCTGGAAGTTAGCAAAGACTGCCCTGTTATTGTACACACACCCACGAGTAGGTTTAGAGTATGAGTTAACTCCATCGCTTACAGGCCATCCTGTAGCGGCTGCATAGCCCCCTGTTGGATCCCATACTTTAGGTTCATAGTCAGAGGTTAATATGTAGGTCTTGTCTCTTAACTGGAAGTATTGTGTCTTAGCTGTGAGGGTGTCAGCACCGCTTACAGAGGCACTCAGTGTCCCTGTGGATATATTCTTGGTATATAAGCTTGTATTGTGGTGGATGAGCATGTGAGGGGTCAGTGTATTGGTGATGTGCATCCCTAGCCCTTTGATGCTGTTGTTAGAAAGGGTATTCACGTAGGAAGTGTACCCAATGCCTCTAGCTGTAAAAGCACCTATCTCATCAAAGTGCATGTTCTTGATTAGCACAGCACTAGCAGGAGTCGCAAAGAAAGCGCCTTTGTTTTCATCTTGGCCTTCAAGGTTGAAGGTATAGTAGAAAGGTTTTTTCACTCTTTACACTCGTTAGTCTGACATGTAATAGGGGTTAAGTAGGCTGCACTCTGCATTGATGATGCCGTAGCCGTCTACAGCCTCTTGTTGTTTTCTGTCTTTATCTTCAAAGTCTTTGGCTGCCAAGTATAGATAAGCAGCGTGTGGGATGACATACAGACGTAACCAGCTATCGGGGAAGATGAAGGTGTCTGTAGTAGCACTCGTCTCAACCACACTGGGAGTATAATAATATTCGATGGTGTATACCTGGTCAGGCACAGGGTAGAAGCCTACCTGAGTAGGTGAATCTGGATATACAATAGAAGGCTTAGCCTGGTTATTCGCTAAGTCAAGATACACATCTAAAGCGTTATCCTTAGTGTAGATATCCAGTTTAGAGACTTGGTTGCTGCCCTCTGTGATGCGCCATTGCCAGTTATCAATGTTGAATTGCACAGGGGTTATGTTGTAGAGGTATGTGCCTGCAACGGTAGAGATAGTGCCTTTAGACCCTGTGAAGTAGATGCAGTTCTTAGGCAGTCTGTCATACAAAGAGTAATAGGCTTTGTTGACATAGTATTTAATCAGATTAGAATCATCATTATCAGAGAAAGATGTGAAGGTATTAGATACCCCCACTTCAAAAGCTACCCTTTGTGCTACTTCTAATAGATTCCAAGCCATGCTAAACCTCAAGGAAGGGGGTGAGGGCTTACGCCCCCACCCTTATCTTAGATTACAAAGTACCAGGGTTGACATCGTGGTAGAGGCTCACAGAGGAGACACTAACACGCGAAGGCGTGTTTGTTCCAGCAAGAGTTTCAACCACACGAAGCAGTGCAGAAGGCAGGCGGGTTAAGCCGCTGCTAGCCGTGGTGAGGGCAACCTGTTTAGGAGCACTGTCGATAGTCGTAGCAGTGGTAGCAACCGCGTTACCTGACGTGTTAAGCACAGGAATCCAGGTAGTGCCTTCGTCAAGAGATTGTTGAAGTGCCAGTGCAATCGTAGGGTTAGTACCCGCAGAGGCAGTGACAGCGACAACATAGTTCAACTGACGGATGTTACCTGCACGGTTATCAATGGCGTTACCGTTGACCGTGGCAGTGGTATCATTGGCCGTAGCCGTGATGTATGCAGGGATGGAAGTACGCTTGGCGAAGCGATTCAAACGAGAGCCTGCAAAGGTATAAGCAAGAGTCATTATTTAGTTTTCTCCTTGGTTGTAATAGTTTCTTGTAACTCGGTTAATGTTTTAGTTTTATCAAAGCCCTGGTTCTCTCTAAAGACACCCTGGACTGTAGGAAGCTTTTCATTTTCCTTTGTTTGATATGCTTCAAATTCCTTCTTAAACCGCATCTCTTCTTGGCTTACCGCCTTACGGGTACGAATCTTTTTAAGGATTTTACCGTATGCCATACAAGCCATATTCTCTTCATCAAACCTTAATAGCTTAGAAGGGCTAGTTCTATAATCTTCATCATAGAAGTTACCAACATACTCTACGTCATATTCCCCTGTGCTAATAGAGTCATACACGTTGCTCCCTGAGATGAAATGCCAACAGTTATGCTTCTTGTTAGATGGTCTGATGGCAAAGATTTCAGCACCTAGAGCGAGTTCTTCAGGGGAACCAAAGGTTGTTTCCAAGGAGTCAAAATCTACAAACTGGTTTTTGTTCCAGGGACGTTCAGCAGGAGATGATAAGAAGTGTAAGATGTGGTCATACTTACGAAGAATCTCTAATACCTTGCGTCCTTGGCCATTAGGGGTTTTAGATAAAACTCTACGGATATCTACTTGGTCTTGGTCGATACGATTTAAAACAGACATATGAAGCTCCTATAGTAAATGCTAAATGGGCGGGGGAGGAGGTTAACCCTCCCCCTAATAACTTAGTTGTAACATGTCCTTCGGACTAGTTAACTGCCAGATATTTGAAGCCAGCCACAGGGTGGAACACTTTGCTGCCGTAGTAGAAAAGCACTTTGACACCCATTTTGAAGTTCTTCTCGAACGTGGGGATGACTTCCATAGTATCCGGGGGGATGCGCATGACGTGATCAAGGTAGATGTTAGGGTTGAACAGCATGTGGCTGTACACACCGCTAGCCGCTGCCAAGTTGGTCGTCTCGTAGATGTCGATACCGTAGATGCTGGTTACTTTGCCCATGTTAAGCGCTTCATCCCCTTTAGAGGTTTCACGCTGTCCAATGGCTTCAACAATCCAGGATGCAACTTCAGGAGTCGTCACAAAGGCAAGTTTGCTGGTATCGACGTTATCCGATTTGATTTCCAGTTTGCCCATGCGAAGGAACTCAAGCACGTTGTCTTTGGTGAACTGAATAGGAGCCGTGGTGGTTCCCAGGACGTTACCAGAGTCAACGCCAGCAGCAGCAGTATCCAACAAGTGGGTATCCACCGTCAGGCCAATGGCAGTACGCATACGCTCACGAAACACAGAGTTGAGGTCGTGTTTGGTGTTGGTTTTGTCGATGCGATCAATCTGAAAGGTAGACTGTTTGACTTGGTTAAGAGTCAAGGTATCCGTGGTAACAGCAGGGTCAGTGAAGGTTAAGTCAGCACCCGTGTAGTTACCGACAGAGATACTGCCAGGTTTGATCAACTGCACGACATCTCCGTACTGTTTGAACTCAGTAGAAAGATCCCGCACACAAAGCTTTGACATCACACTGGTGTTATCAAAGTTAGAAATCATTTTGTTGGCTAAAAGAGTTACCTTATCACCATCAAAACTAGAGTTAATAGCCGTCATTTACTCTCTCCTATAGAATGTGATTACTTATACATTAGGCAGTTATACTGCGCCATCTAATACAGCTTCCCAAAATTCATCCTCTGGCACTTTAGCTAATTGCTTAGAGTTCATTTTTAGGAGTTGCTTGCGCTTCTCTTCATAGTTGGTGTTTTGATTTGTTTTTGCTTTTGTGTTGTTAGCCGCAATGTCAGGAGGCTGCGTTTGAGAAGCTGCTGGATTAGTTTTAAAGGCTTCTCGCTTACTCTTAATAAAGCTAGAGTTTTTAATTCCTTGCTTGATTAAGTTTACTTTTTCGTCGTACGTTAAAGATGCTTGTTTACTCTTAGGTAGTTTCTCTAAAAGTACTTTGACATTCTGAACCAGTTCATCCTTATGGTTTGATAGCTCAGGTAGACTTTTTAAGAGGTTCTTTTCTGCCATATCCCATTCGAGAACGTGTTTTTGTTGTGATAAACTAAGCTTTGCATTTTTAACTTCTAAGTCAGCATCAAAGATTTCCTTAGCCTGTTTGTTAATCTTATCCCAGGTGTTGCTAATCTCGATGGCTTCTGGGACGTTATCTTGCTTTGAAAGCTCTGCTAAGAACTCTTTAAGCTCGTCCTTGTTCATTGCGTAGAAAGGTTTATCATTATAGACGTATTTAGGGGAGTTGTATAAGGCGAGTGTCTCTGAAAGTTTAGCCTTCTGGCTATTGACATTCTCCTCATAATCATCTAAGCTTAGCTCATACGCTTCTAGTTCTTGTTTACGCTCTTGGATAGGATCTTTATCATGCTCTTCAAAAATGTCATCTCCGAGGACGCTCTTGAGTGTATCAAAATCTACACTGCTACTCTCGGAGGTATCTTCCTTGTTTTCAGTGCCTTCGGGCAGGGTAACTTCTTCAGCTTCGTCTTTTTCAGACGTCCCTTCCACAGGTTCTACATCTTCACCTAACAGTAAGTCGTAGAAGTCATTTACATCTTTATCGCCACTCATATAAAAAGCTCCTATAGATACTCAGAATACATCTCTTCCTGGGATGAATTCAAAGTCGTTAGTAACGCGCACAGTTCTTGACAGCCTTTTAGTTTAACACAGTTGTCATATAGCTCTGTACGTAGTTCATCTCCCTGCTTATTCAAGTCGTTCTCAAAAAGAACATTACTCTCCAATATACAGCGTAGCACATCTAATGCACTTGTCAAGTCCTTATTTTCTAAAGACTTTATTAAGGTTGCATAGCTCATTAGTAACCTCCTGAGTTTGGGTTATCTGGTACAGGTGCAGCAGCGTTGTTATCTGTGCCAGGTATATCCCCGTCAGGCATACCAGGCGGTAACTGACTGTTTACCATATTCATCTGTGCCATTTCCGCCTGTGGTATCTTCTGTAGTAGTTTAGAAGCATCTGATAGTCCAGACTCTTTCATAATCATATCAAATGCCTTGATACCATCATAGACGGCCCCTGAAGGCTTGAGGCTAATCAAACCTGCCTGCGCTGCCATTGGCATCTTGGTGAAAGTTAAATCAGTCAACATGTTAATCCTACGGTTCTTGTTCATCACTGCTTTCATCCCTGTGATGGTGAACTCATAGTTGAGTAGTTTGATTAGGTCAGGTGTTATCTCTTCACCATTGATGTACTCTGATTCTTCTTTGTACTGTTTGTTGTTCTCATGAATCATCTGTAAAAGAGGTTCTAGCACACGGTTGTTAAAGTCGTCAATAATGACCTGGAACCTGCTGGATGCACCCTGTACGTTATTATCCACTTCATAGGCTGTAGCAGGGTTGCCCTTTTGTAAGGATGAGTCACCACCAAGGATAGGATTAGCCCCCGTAAGGTCTTGAATGGTTTTAGAGCATCTATCAGCCAGTTGCATAAAGGGAGCCAGATTAGTGACATCCACACCAATTTGCTTAATACCTCCATTGCTGGGGTACATACGGCCAGGCTGAATCTTTAGTTTACCATCTGCATCAATGCTCTTAATAAAGGCGTAATCCTGGGCACTGATTTGGAAAGCAGGGTCTTTAGCCCAGTCTAGTATCTTGGATGCACTGTCATATACCTTATCAATGAACTCACCATTGGGCAGTGCCTTATGTACACCTGTCTTACCCATAATCTGTCCAGGCACAGGTTCATAGGGGGCTACGATGTAAGGTTTCTTACCGTGGTTATACGGGTTCTTACCAAAATAAAGGATATCAGCATCATTCAGCACAAGGGCTACATGATCTTTAAAGACTTTACCGTCAATGATGAAGTCATCGTAACATATCATCAAGAGGGCTTTGTCTTTACCGTCATCCTCTAGTTCCCTTTTAATAGCAGGATTATAGGCATCAATACCACAAAACTCTTTAAGGTACTGTGAGTGTTGGTCGTGGTCAACCATATCTACATAGTTACACGCATAGATGGGTTCTACATCAGGGTACATCTCTTTAAGTTTGTATATAGGGACATACCAACGACGGATGAAATAGCTATCCTCAATATCTGCTGAGTCAGGGTCTACTCTCCAATCGTCAAAGTTAAGGGCTTTCACTGCGGTAGCTTCATATTCCACAATGGTCTTCTTTTTGCCTACAACACCACCTAGAGGGTCTTCAATCTTAACCCCCATGCCCATATCAATCATCTTAGGTTCATAGATGGTCTTAGTGACCTTACGGCTATCCCAAAATACATGAGCACATGCAGTACCATCTAGTATCTGGTTAAGCTTAAACAACTTTAACTCAGAGACGAGGTTGACCTTTCTGAACTGTTTACCTAAGAGGGTTTCATAGGATTCTTTAAGGTCTTCACTGATGCTGTCAATAGGAGTGGTGTCAAAGAACCTGTCATCGCTAGGGAAGGTAGCATTGTGTTGTTGTGACAGGATAGTCTCTACTGCGTTGGTGATATCTCCCATACGCACACGCTTCTGCACTCTTTCCCGTGTGACGGTATCCCGTACAGCCTTCTTCATGTTGGTGTACTTGTTCTCTTCAGGGAGGTTCTCAAGGTAGAATGACCACGCTGTACGACTGTCATCTAATAGACGCTGCATCTTAGAGGATGCTGAACGCCATTTGTCACCTACGTTTACAGCTAAGGCTAGCTTCTGACGCTTGGTAAGCTTGGATGACCAGTCTTTACCTTCCATTTCTTCTAAATCAAAGAGGTTATCAAACATTGAAGTTCTCCTAGAAATACATACCTGAAGATGAACTATTTGTATACGCTGACTTGTAGATGTCGTGTAAGTCATCCTTTTTCTTGATGTCGTGAAGCCCATTCTCAATGTAGAAGTAGAACACACAGTCCATGATATCTTCATAGGGGTGTACTTCATGAACGATGTCTAGCAAGTTACCCCTGTTGTCCTTCTTAAAGCCATATGCCCCTGCCAAGGCTTCTACTAGCGTAGGACATCCTAATTTCTTATCCTCTGTGCAGTAAATGGTGATGACTTCACCATCTTTGGTTCTACGGCACAAATCAGCTTGTAGTGCATCCCTTGCATTGAGTTTGCGGTTTTGAGTTGACGTGTGGAGGATGTTATGATATAGTGGGTATATTCCTGCCTGCTGAAGCATCTCAATGGAGCTTGAAGGGGCATCGTGATGTCTATTGGCTCCTGCTGGGTCACAGATGTCTATGAACTTGTAGCCTGGAAAGTAGGTCTGTGAATCACTGATGGCTGTCTGTATCTGTGTCAGTGTGGCAGAGCCTTCTTTATTCTGTAGTCTGAGCACTCTTTCAAATAAAAACTTCTTACGGTAGTTCTGGTCAACCTGCATGTACAATACGACGTTTACAATCTTACCAAAGTCCCAGATGCGGTACACAGGTAGAAAGGGGTCAGCTTCAAAGATAGCCCTCTTAACATGGTTAGCCATAGTGAACTCTGGGAACACACGAGAGCTAACACTGTGGGAGTATTGAATATCCAACTCTGCTGCTACAGCATCAGGTGACATCTTTTTGTTCTGCTCTGCATACCATTCTTTATCCTTAAAGGGATGACATGACCAGTGGAATCGTAGCTTCTTCATATGTTAGCCTTCAACTCCTCTGTAGGTAGCTAAGCCTTTGGAGTGCTTATAAGGGATGTCACGAATGTTTACGTTGTACTCAGTCATCAGCTTGCAGTGCCAGGTAGCTGTAGGTTCAGGTGTGCCGAGGTTAATACGGGTGTTGGTTGTCTGTGCTGTCTGGTTCCAAGCTTTCTCCCCTGCAATAGCCCATTGCGGTAACTCATCCATTAAGATAGCTGTATAACGCCGTGAACGTCCAAAGTTAGAAGTACAGGATGATCCATCAATGGTAGAGTTATTGTCCACGTTAAACATACTCAGGGCTACGTTGGTTACATTCTTAGGCTGCATCCACTTAGGGAGCCTGTTAAAGTTGTATCTAAACTTACCAAAGAGGTGGACAGGGTTGTCTTTAACCGCATCGTCTACGTCAGCTTCCTTCTGTGAACCCATTAGGAAGGCACAGTTGCCTTTAAACAACCAGTAGTGTTGGAATACCCAGATGATGCTCCAAGTAGCTCCCATATCCCTTGACTTCTCAATGAGGATGTCTTCACCCTCTTCAATAGCCTGGATGATCTCTTTAATCATAAACTCCTGATAATCATAGAGGATTACAGGGATGTCAGCAGATATACGAGGGTCAAAGGTATAGCAGAAGTTGTTTATCCAGAAGATAGGATCTCTTTTACACATCTCATAGACTTCACTTCTGAAGATGTCATCATTAGCACACTCATCCAGTAGTTTAACTCTCTTCTCTAGCCGCTCTTTAAAGGGTATCTGCTTTTCTTGCTCAGTCTTAATAAAAGCTTCGTAGTCCATATCTATTGGAGTCCTTGAGGTAGTAGCTTAGTGGCCTTGAGTAACTCTGAACCGTAATCTTCTCGTTCTATCTCTTCAGAGGTTACTTTAACCCATTCACGAAACACTTTTTGTAAAGTAAAGTTACCTGCCCAATGTGGGATGTTCCACTTGGCAATGTTCACACCTCCTACACCTAAACTAGCTGCTGCGCTGGTCGTTAATGCTGCACCTGCTATAATTTGCTCAGGGTTTGCAGAGGCGATTCCACTTGCTACGTTTTTAAGACCAGAGACACCTGTTTTAAGAGTGCCTTCTACAATCTGAGTAGGTAAACCCAGTGCAATAGCTCCTAGCCGTGTGTATTCACTGTAATCTTGTCCGGTTAGTTTACCCACCATGTTGAAAGGGGTGTTGGCATCCAGTTCTTTCATCTGGTCTTTGACATCTTGAGGTAAAGCAGGCCAGAAGTATGCTGGCACAACGCTGGTAGTGCCTGTCTGTAGAGCTTGCATCGCTGCAAAGGCTACCACAGGGAGGGCTGCACTTAAATCTCCTGCCTTAACTCCCTTGTATGCGTGCTTAATAAAGGATTCCATAGCCAGGGTAGAGCCAATGGTAAAGCGACTTAGCCCAAAGAGTCCTTTATTTGTAGCACCTTGAAGATAAAAGGGTACATCATGGGGGGCATAGATGAAGGCATTGTCTGATACAGCTTTCATCCCACCACCGGGGCCAAGGATATCTTCACCAAGGTAGTATAAGAAGCTCCTAAACGGGTTTTCAGTGACATCAATTAGGTCTGTGATGCCTGTAGACTCTTGCATTTTACGCAAAAGTGGGTTGCTAGAGGTATCAAAGCTCCCATACAAACCGATGTCATCCAGCTCTTTAATTCTTTGTGTTGGATTACCTTTGCTTTCTTTAGCTACTTTAACCATAGCACGAAACATAGCACTGGTTGAAGCTGCAAGGTCGTTACCCAGGTTCATTGAGGCCCATGCCATTGACTTAGGAGCCACTTCAAAGAGGTTCATATAGGCGATGAAGGGGTTGTTGCTGATTAAAGCACTCAATGGGCCTTCACTTAGCTTATTGACTGCTCTGGCTACGGCACTGGGGTATTGGTACTGAGAGAATTTGTTGCCTCCCACACGGACGAACTTGTCCAGGTAGTCATTGTACATGTGTGTTAATTTAGGATCTGCGTTGATGATGTCTGAATACTTATCGATGACCTTATCCACAAGGGGAGCAAAGTCACGTTTCCAGTCAGCATAGTTGCCTTTAGGGTAAATCTCAGTAAACTTTGAGAATAAAGCTTCTACTTCATGGATGATATTAGGGTTGAGTACATCTGAAGGGCGGTGAAGGACTCTCCAAAACCTAGATACGTTTGAATTGGTGGTATCTCCAATGGTACGCAATGCCTGTGCAGTCTGAGAGTTTTGAAACTCCTGCTCCACAATAGAATCTACCTGATTAAGCCCCTTGGCATACTTGGTGGCACTGTGAGGGTCAGAGTTAATAATCTTTTCCTGTGCCGAGGTAGGGATAACGCCGTCTGCAACGAAGTTACCTGCCATTGTAGCTACGATACATGCTTTACTCATCTAGCATCCAAGCTCCTTTGCTAATTGTTGTATCTCTTTAGGACTCAGACTTTGCAGCGCTTCATAGTTAAGGTGTTTACCTATCTTAGGCTGCTCTATGTTAGTTAGTCTGGTCATTAAGTCTGCTTGCTTCTCAACAGGGAGGCTCTTTAAAACCTCTGCAATCTTTGGCATGACTTCTCTGAGTTTAGAAGATGTAGTATATTCTACTCCCTCAGTCCCTAAGCCGTAGTTCTTAATCCCAGGGTTAGGGATAAGCTCAGCACTCAAGATGCCAGCAGGTTTAGTGGTATCAAAGTCATTAAACTTGGCTGAGCCAAACTGCTGTGCATCATTTACATAGAAGACTTTAGGGGATGATTCAGTCTTTCTTTTAGCATTAGCCGTATAGCCCATGTCATAAGGTTTAACTACCTTTTCCACAATGCCGCTGGTGGCTTCTGTCTTACCTGATGAGTGTCCTTTAATATCCGTGTAGTATTTAAGCTTTACAGCCAAATCAGGATTATCTATAGCCTGCTGAATGGTATCGTGGATGACTTTAGGGTCAGGGAGGATTCTGCCTTCATAGCTGGTTGGCTTGTTAAGTAATCTTGCTAAGGTTTCATCAGGCGTGTTTAGTTTCTGGAAGCCAGGGACAGAAGAACCATCTGTAATCCTAATTGCACCTTCAGGTAGGGCATCCTCTGGTGCTAATGGTTTGTAAGAGGCTTCAGGTAATACTTCTTTAGACTGGGTTTCTTTAATGGTTTGGTAAAGGTTAACTTCAGGCTCAGGAGTAGGTTTAGGTTGGATTGCATCCAAAGCGGCTAAGGTATCAGTTTTTGATACTTTAGGCGATTCAACTGGAATAGCCTTAGTGGCTAAGGTTTCCTGATTAACTAAATCCTGTAAAGCGGCTTCAGGGATGGGTTCTCCTGTCTTAATTGTCTTGTTAATCACTTCTTTACGATACCGTTTAGCGATGCTGATGAGTTGTTCATCTGTAGCACCAGGGATAGCCTGTTTAAGGTACGCCAAGTCAGGTTTAGAAATAGTTTTACCTTTAGTCATATTTGACATGGCTACTTCTACGGGGTTGTTAAAGTTGATGTTTACTCGTCTGCCATTCTCTACATTGGTGAACTGTTGTTTAAGCTGTGGAGGCTTAACATACGTCCCTGCATCATACGGGCTAAGTGGCTGTATCTCAACAGGAGGACGACTGAAGTCCATCATCTGTTGACCAGGGCCAGGTAGAGAGTCAGCTACCAGGTCAGGCGTTTGTATGGCGCTAGAAAGCCCCTCATTCACACGGGGGGTAGGCATAGTACCTAATTGATCAGCAAGGGGTGTAGGCAGCGTTGCTATTGGGGATTCCAGCGGCCTGCTGACCTCTAAGGGTAGTACTTGCTGTTGTGTGTTATCTAATAGAGGTTCAGGCTGTAGTTGTTGTTGGATGATGCCTAAATCGCCTACTGGCTGACTAGGTACTAAGCCATCCTGTCCACCCACTAGTACCTGTCCTTGAGGTAGCATCTGTGCTTCTGCTGTGCTGAACTCAGGTAACATGCGAGGACTACCCATCCCATAGTTTTCAGGCATAGGTGGTGGGGTATACTGGTTACTGAGGATATTACCCTGTTGAGTGCCATCCACGGGAGCTACGATACTGCCCTGTACTGTCTGCTCAGCAGAGGGTGGAGGTAGCTCACTATAAAGGTTTAAACGCATTTGCTCTGCATTGTTGCTGCCAGGATTGAATGTAGGTGTTTCTACTTGAGGGACTGGTGCTGTGGTAGAGGGACGTCTAGCTCCAAAGGCTGCACCGAAAGTACCACCCAGTGCTGCACCCTCACCTACGCCCTCTAATGGGTTACGCTGGTTATTTGGGTCGATGATGTTACCTGCTACGTTAGCGGCTAAGTTACCACCGCCGCCTAAAGCTGCACCGGATACTGCACGCTGGATGAGATTACCTGGTGCTGACACAGGGAGTAAGCCTAGTAAAGCATTAGCTCCTGCACTGGCTGCAATGCGTCCACCTGAGTAATTCTGACGAGTGCCTGCACCTACTTCATCAAACTGCCTACGGTATTCATTACCTGCACCTTGAGCACCTAAAGCAGCTATAGCCCCTACACCTGGGGCTACGGCATTGGCTCCTACAACGGTTCCTAACTGCCCTAATAGAGATGCTCCCAATGTGGCGGGTTTGCTCTGGTATTGTTGAGGTGCTTGATATAGCCCTGCTGATAAGCCTTGCCCTAGCCCTTGTGCTACTTCACCCACGACATTAGTTTTGAATGGGAGGTCTTTAGTCAGGTTATTGTAATTAGCCATCACAGACTTAACATAGCCTGCTGTCTGCTTATCCCATGAGTTATTACTGGCATTGGGGTTGTACTTGTAGCCTGTCTTACGTAGATGTGTGACTGCACCTGGGCCACCATTATAGTTAGCTAAGGCTGCTTGTACATCCCCTTTGTACTTCTTGAGTAGCTGGGACAGGTAAGTTACACCCCCCTTGATGTTATCATCCACATTAGAGGGGTCTACACCAAGCCCTTTAGCTGTAGCAGGCATTAACTGGAATAACCCCATCGCCCCTACACCAGACTTGGCATTGGGGTTAAAGCCTGATTCTTGTTGCACAAGAGCTAAAGCCAAGTTAGGGTCAATCCCCTGTGCTTGAGCTTGCTGTACTATTTTATTACGGATGATTGATTGTTGTAGCTGCTTAGAAGCCATAGTTAACCTACTTCAAAAGGTAAGGGTTCACAGAGTTAGGTAAAGGCTGCTGTGGGTTTTGGTTGTTGAATAGCTGTCCTAACCAATTCACTGCGCTGTTTATAGGCTGTTGTACTGCGTTGCCGAACTGGTCGAAGGCCTGTTGTTGTCTGGTTGCTTCAGCCGCTTTAGTGTTACGCTGGTTCTGGTTAGGGATGCCTTGCAGTGCTTTAGCCTGCCCTTCAGTTAAGGGTGCAGGGCCACCTGGCAAGATAGCACCTTGAGTGAGTCCCTCAGCCGGGCTGAATTTACCACTCTGGATGTCGATAAAGAGTTGAATACGAGCATCCTTACTCATGTTATCATAGTTGATGCCCTGAGACTCTGCAAAGGCTTTTAGTGCATTGTTGATGTCTAATTGATTCTGTGCAGGTGCTCTGAACTTGTTTACATCGGCATTAGTCATCTGTGCCTGACTACCCATTAAGTTAGCCTGTGCATTGGTTTGGTTCACAGGGATTTGAGCAAAGTCATAGGTAGTTTTACCTAAATCTCCTAAAGATGCTCCTGTGTTGTTAGATAGTCCTAAGAGACCCACAACAGGATTAGTTCTTACCGCTTCAGGTAGACTTCTAAGATAGGTGTTAGTGGCTTGTTGCTTCTGCTGGGCAAGCACGGGGTCTGTGAGTTTACCTATGAGTTGGTTGTTATCTGCATTGGCTGAACTGGCTGCATTGGCTAGGTTAGGGTTCACACCTGCCTTGGCTAGTTGCTGTGCAACATATTGTTGTTGTGCCCTTTGTTGCAGAAAGAGTTGCTGAGCCTGTTGAGCCTTGGCTGCCTGTTCTTGTTGAGCCATTTGCATCATAACTTGATACTTCTGTTGCTCATTGCGGTTATTAGCAGCAAGTAATCCCTGCTGACCCATTATCTGTTGAGCCTGCAAAGCCTGTTGAGATTCTAACCCCATAGGTGCACTGGTGCTGTAGAAGCCTGCAATGTTAGGGTTACCATTAGCCTGTAATTGATCAAATCCCATCTTTAGATCTCTCCTAAATCGTAGTGCCTAAGAAAGGGTTGGAACCTCCCATGTTGTAATTTAGTTGTTGCGGAGGCTGATAATTCTTCATAAAGCTACCAAAGGGTTGTAGCTGTTGACCCATAGATTGATTCTGGAACATGCTGGATGTCTGTCCTGGCATAGGCACAGCTTGACCACCGCCTCCTGAACCAAAGGCTCCTCCTACACCACCTAGCACAGCACCTACAGGGCCACCAGTCGCAAATCCCGCTAAAGCACCTGTTGCAGCATTGCCTATAGTGCCTAGTACGCTTCTGCCTGGATTAGCTGCCTGGTAGTTCTCATTGAACTGCTTGTTAGCATCTATGGCTGCTTTAGCCTGGAGGTAGTTGGCATTAGCTGCGTTACCTGCTGCAAACTGTAATTGAGCTAAGTCTCCTAAACCACCGAACATGGTTCCAAAGTTGTTAGCTGCTAAAGCGTTCTCTCCTTGCAAAGCACCTAGCTGTAGTCGTTGGTTGTTTAGCTGTGCATCACTTAATAACTGTCCCTGTATCCCACCTGTAATAGTTGAATTGCCTAAGCCTCTATCCTGCATAGCTTGGAAGTTGTTATTGAGGTTAGTGTTTAGTTGGTCTGTAGCTATCTGGTTACTTACATTATAGAAACGGTTGTTGCCTGCTTCAATGTCTGCTATGCGTTGTGCAGGGGATTGAGCGAGTACTTCACTGTTGTTGATGCTTCCTTGTAGAAAAGTATTCTGCAAAGGCTGCATAGCAGGGGATAGTCTGCTGTAGTTTACCATCGTACCAGCACGGTTACGATAAGTACCTCCTGTAGCTAATCCACCTATGTCTGTCTCTGCTCTCTTAGTGCCTCTAAACTCACTCTTGTAGCCTGTTGACTTCTTCTTACCACTCATATAATACTCTCTCCACGTACTTTAGTAAATTTGTAAGCTACACTACTAGGGTGTAATATACATGTTCTTCTGTCTCTACTGCCTTAGTGAAGCCTCTATTTAATGCAAAGTTAGCTACTGTAGCCTTCACAGTACCACCATCTTTAGGGGCTTCAATGATGATCTTATCTGCTAGTAAACTTAGCCGTGCTTTAATCTCTTTCCATAAAGCTCTTATGATATAAGCTCTGGTTGTACGGCTAAACAGTTTAAATTCTTTGGTGTATCCACCGTGAAGGAGGACATGACTATTCTCAGGATATAACCTTACTCTGATAAAGGAGACTATGCGGTTATAATACTTAATGGCATATATCTCTCCGTCATAATCCTTACTCAGAAAGAATCGTATGAAGGTTATCCAGTCTTTAGGTTTAGTAGCTCCAAAGCTACCTACCAACCATATTAAACTTACCATGTTATCAAAAGTAAAGCAATACTTGAAGATGTTATTTAATAAAATCTTCTTATTCTCAGATATCTTAATGTATTCAAACATCTAATATCTCCCTAGTATATAGTGGCTCCTTACGGAGCCTAAGTAGCTACTACGCTAAAGCTCCGTAGCTGATGTATGCAGCGGGAAGAAATTCCCACTGCTAAGTTCATCTAAAGATTAAAAATCATCTGTTATCACAAACTACAGGTAGTATTAAGGCTAGCTGTCTACATCCTGATAGCTTAGCCCTGTGATGCTGATCCTTTCGCTTTGTCTAAGCTCAAGGATGCTAAAGCTGTCGAGATGCTAATCTCGAATGATGAACATCGCCGACTGGGGTTTATCCCTGGGGAGGCATCTAAAGTTTATTTAATGATGCAGTATAAAAAACATCTAATAGAATTTTCATTACCTAGATGTGCTTTGCGGGGTATACGTTCAGTATACCACATGTTCTTTTAAAAGTAAATAGCCCATTAGAGTAGTTTAATGAAATCTTTATGATTAGATGCAGTGTAGTGTTATATTTTTATATTTAC